AAACCTAAGTAGTTTAATTCTTTATCACCAACCATGAATAAACCACCAGTTGTAGCAGCTTGTGCTTGTTTGTAAGCGAATGCGATAGCTTGAGAAACAAAGATTTTGAAGTTTGTTTGAGCTCTTACTTCAGCAGGTACAGCAGCTAATAATCTGTTTAATTCTCCAATCACGTTTGAAGAAGAGATAGTAGAAGCAGTAGCAGATACGTCAATAACGTCACCATCAGCTTGTAGTTTTTTAATCAAACCATCACATAAAGAGTATGGGTAAGATGAAGTAGCAGAGTTTCCTTGGAAAAGAACTTTCTCCATATCAGCTGATACTTTTTCAGCTACGTAGTTTACTACGAAGTCTGCGTATGAAGTAGGTACAACCTCTTCACCATTTGAACCAGCTCTTAATTGTAAAGATAAGTAGTTCGCTTCGAAAGTGTTTACACAATATTCTAAGTTTACTTTTACTGGGCAAACTTCCATTGTTTTTTGATTTAAAGTACCTTCTCCTGTAGCAGAGAAAGAACAATCGTCATCTTGTAAGATGTTACCTAAATCTGAATAAGCTAATTTGATTTTGCTTTTCACATTCGGGATTAAAGTAAGTTCGTTCTTAGCGATTCCTGAAGTTAGTACCTTCTTGAAAAAGCCTTCAGCATCCTTACCATAAAAAGTAGTGTTATCGGTTAAAGCCATTTTGTTTTTTTATTTTTTTTAGAACCTTTTCAAGCCCTTCTATATTATATGTTTATTTTACTGATTCTGTTTAGATTTTAGCAAAGTCCATAATCCTTTGATAGTCTTTATTAAATCTATCATCAAGTTTTACTTCTTTCTTATCAGATTTTACTGAACCTAAAGCTGGAGTTGTTGAGAACTTCTCTTCAACCTCTTTTTTATACTCAGTCATTTGTTTGTCTTTTTGACCAATAAGTTCTTTCATCTTAGATATCTCATCCATTAAGTCAGAGAATCTAGCGTCAATCATAGCTGATACTTCAGACATAGAGATTGGTTTTGATTCAGTAGCAGCTGGGTCAACAGCTAAGTCTTCAGCGTCTTCTTCAATAGCTGATACAGCTATCTCAGTAACAACACCATCTTTAGTAGTTACGATAGTTCCATCTTCTAAAACGTGGTCAGCATCAGGTGCTGGTTGTGTAAGTGCTTCATCCATGAAAATAGCAGTACCCATACCGAAGTCACCATCCCAATAAACGGTTATACCATCTTTTAGCATAGCAGTTCCTAGTTTAATTTGTTTTTCCATTTTTTGTTCTTTATTTTTTAGTTGTAGTTCAAGGTCAGCTAATATCTCAACTGAAAAGCCTTTTACTTCATTTGTCTTTACTTTATCAATCCAGAAGTTTTCATCTTTTACTTTTACAGCACCAAACCAAGAGCCTTCAGGTAGTTCAAATCCAAAGTTCATAGACTTATCATTTGTACCTTCTATAATCCAGTTTTCAGATACAAAGGCTTCAACCTTTTCATCTGTATGTTGAAAGTTTATGTTCTTACTATTTAAATCTTCATTAAACTTCTCAGCTATTATAGATATCTGTTCTTTAGAAAATCTTACATAGTACTCACCAATCTTTTCATCAAATCTGTAAATAAGCATGTTCGGTATAAGAAAGGGTCCGTATAACATCTGTTTATCTTTGTTAGCCTTAAAACTCAATGACTGAGCTTTTGCTAGTTTAATCCAATCTACTCCAATCGCTGGTACGTCAACTAAACTTATGAATCCAACGCCTTGGTTGTCATCTGTAAGAACTATGTCGTATATAGGTAGTCTTTTATCCATACTTTATATGTTTATTTTTCTCAATCTGTTTAGATTGTAGCATTTGACTCAGCAACATAAACTCTTCTTTGAGCACTTGTTATATCAGATTCAACAACATATACTCTTCCACCACCACCTCCAGCGGTACCAAGTGATGTTGAGCTACCCGTACCTTGATTAAGAAGTGTTGAACTAAACTGAGTAAATCCACCACCTGATGCTTGATTTACATTTGTAGCTGAGGTATCAGTACCAGATGTATCTACGGTTGTACTTACTGGAGTAACAGCCTCTGGGGCACCACCATCAAACTTTGTTTTCTTTATAGTTCCTACTTGTATAGCAGTTGTAGCTACAACTAAAGCAGCTAAGATACCACCAACTATAGGACCCGCTGGAAATCCGAGTGACATAGCACCAGTGAAAGCAGATAAAGCACCCATAGCACCAGCCATGATAGCTTGAGCTATTTTCAACTTCTTATCAGATTCAAAAGCCTTTTTCTTTTCTTCAAGTTCTCTAGCTCTTTGTGCTTTACCAGTAGCTGCTGTTTGAGCTGCTAAGTTCTTATCTAAGTTAGCTATATTTGTGTTATATTGTGCTTGACTTATCTCACCAGACTTTAGCTTCTCTTGTAAAGCTAAGACTTGATTGTTATACTCAGTTGTTACAGCATTAGTTTGATTAGCAGCATCATCTCTAATCTGCATAAGTGTGTTCTCAGAATCTATTCTTTGACTTTCAGATATAGATGATAGTAAACTAGATATAGTAGAAGAAAACTGAGAATATATCTGAACAAACTCTTGTAGCTTTTGAACTCTATAGTTGAATATCTCCTCATCACTCGCTTTAGCAGCTTCTTGTTCTTTAAGATTAAAATCAGCTTGTGCGTTTAATATGTCTTGGTTAGCCTTATCATTTATATCTTTTCTTTGTTTAGCCTTTTGATCCTCATTACCTTGAACACCCTCAAGTGACGCCTTTCTAGATATATTTATCTCCTCTTCAATAGCGGCAAGCTCAGCAGCTCTTTGTTTAGCTTGAAGCTCTTGTCTTAATCTCAACAACTCTACAGATGCTGATTTTTCCAACTCTATCTTTCTATTTGATATATCTATCTCAAAGTTTATCTGGTCAAGTGCTATTTTCTTTCTACTATCTGATAGGTTATTATCACCAAAGGTTAGCTCTCTTTTTAGCACCTCATCTATCTGAGCTATCTTTACTGCCTTTTCCTCCTCTATCAAAACCTTTTGTTCAGCATAGTAGTTCTGTCTATCAAATAGCTCACCCTCATCCTTATTAACACGACCATAAAAGGCTGTCTGTCTCTTCTCAATTTCGGCTTGTATGGTCTTATCAGATATCACTCTTTTGTTGTTGATGTCTACCTTAGCCTTTTGAGCCTTTTCAAACTCAGCAATCTCCTTTTCAAATGCGGCGGTAGCATCCTCTTGGTCTCTCTGCCTTGAAAACTCTAGCTTTAGTAAGGTCTCGTCATAACCTCTTATAAGGTCTTCATTATAAACCGTGTAGGCGTTACCTTCAACATTTAGTGATGTGTAGGTCAATGACATCCTCTCGTTTATAAAGTCTTCAAAGCTTCTTGTTGATTGTTTCAATCTACTATCTCTATCATCATCAAGCTTTTTAATATCCTCATTATAGGACTTCAGGGCATCAAGTCTAGATTTACTCGCTGCTTTATCAGCCTTTAATATCTCAGCATTTATCTTATCTTCTTCTGCTGGTCTTTTAGCACCAAGTATCTCTCTTTCAGCATCTACCTTTTTTTGAGCTTCTAGTAAGTCTAGTATCTTATTTTTTCTATCATCAAACTCTTTTTGGTCTCCTTCTTTTGTTGATACAAAGTATCTCTGTCTAAGTGCTAAAAGACTTGTAAAATATTCTGATTCTGTGATAAAGTTTAAGTTTCTTCTTACTACCAACTGCTGAGCAGCAGTCTCCTCTTGGTCGATGTTACTATCAACCGTAAACTTATATCTATTCTTAAACTCGTCTAAGTTACTTAACTTTTCTTTTATACCAGACTCTTCATTATCTAGAGCCTGTGCGTCTAAATCATCAAGATTTCTTTGAGTTTGTAGTCTTATCTTTAGCTTTTCAGATTCTGTTTTAGCAGAACTTTCATCTATTTGACCTTTAAGCTTTTCTAGTTCTTTTTGTTTTTCAAGTTCCGCTTCAATAGCTTTTGTAGTTCTATCAATCTCAGCATTATAATCTCTTACATAACCAGTAGCTTTCTCGGTCTCACCACCAAATGCTATGAAGGCTGTAACAAGAGCAGCGACAGCAGCAATAACTAAACCGATAGGATTAGCGGCCATGGTAGCATTTAATATTCTCTGTGCGACGGTAGCGCCTTCTGTAGCTGTAGTTTGACCAACGGTTGCGGTCGCTTGAGCACCTGTAAGTAGTGTTACAAGTTTTACTAAACCAGATTGTATACCTAGACCTACGTTCCTTATATCTTCAGATATTCTAGCTGCATTTGTAGCTATAGTAGAAGCAGATAGAGCTAGTGTGAGTGCTTCTTGAGCTCTTACTTGTTCTTCTGAAAGTTCTTTTGTTTCACCACCAAATAAGGACACAGCTGACATAGCGATTGAGAATCCTGATGTGATAGTAGAAGCTAATCTACCAACAGATTCTGTTATCTGACCTAAGTTCTGTTCAAAGTTTGTAGCCTCTTTATAAGAGTTCTTAAACTCTCTTTGTAAAACTCTAGCCTGTTCTGATAGTTGTTCAAAAGCAGCACTATCAATATCTACACCTTTTAATTCTGCTCTTGTCGCCTTAAGCGCTGATTCAAGTTCACCAATAGTCGATACAGCAGTATCTATACCATTGAGCTTTACGTTTATAGAAAAGTCACTCATTTATTATGGGTATATTTTTATTAGTCTATGACTTGAGAAAGTACATAACCATTTTGCTATACAAGAGCCGGGGCCTGTCAGTTTTACATATACACCAAGGTTATCAGAAAACATATCAATCAGTGGTGGTGTCGGTGAATAAGTTGGGTCAAAAGAGTTCATCTCTATAACAACTGGGTCAGAAACTTGTGAAGCTGTTCCAGTTGCATCTATATAATATGAACCAGATATCTCACAAGTATATACACTTGAAGCTATTGTCTCGTGTGTTCCAATCACAAATGCTTTCACCTGTATAACCTCACCAAAGTTTGTTTGGTCAGTCCAAGGTATAAAAGCTAAATCAACCGTTGTAGCATCTGTTGTTGTCATTCTTGACTGACTTGTAGACCAATCAGAGTTACCATAGTTACCAGACCCATCGTCATCTGTACCTCTTACCGCTAAGTTACCAACTACTACTTCATTATTGTTATAGTTTGTTTTATTGAATCCATATCCTAAGTGAACCGAGTTTGATATATTATCTACCGTTGATACATCCGAACCTGCTATAAAGACAGAGGTAGAACCTGTACCAACAATAACACCAGTTGATGATGATACTACAACACCAGTTGATGGATATATTGTACAATATCTAGAGTTTAAGAAAAGAGGTCTTGTCTTTGATACTGGGTTTGCTGAACTATAGATGTGTATAGGAGCAGCTGATGTGATATCAGCACCTGATGTGAGTACCGCACCATTTGTTTCAAATAGTTGTAATCCGTTACCAGCTGATATACTAGTAACCGTAAGTGGGTCACTACCTAAGTATAAATCTTTCCAAGGGTTTATAGTTGTTCCTAAATCAGTGTAGTATGTTGAGTTTGGTGATACTGAATCAGCGGTTGATGTTGATAATAAAACATCAGCACCAGATTGATACCAAACTGATGAAGTTGATGAACCAGTCACCGTACCAAGTTGTATGATACCATTGTTACTTCTAAAGTACATCCTATCATCTGCTAGGTTCATACCTATCTCACCTATATAAAGGTCTGTTGCTAACCAAGTCTCATCTGTGTGGTCATTTGATACAGGTATAGTAAAGTTTTGACCTGATACTGATGATCTGTGGTGAAGTACTCTGGAATATTGTTCTATCTTACTCATATTTTATATGTATATTTTATTTTATTATGTTTATAGGTACTCACCAGCTGATCTAATAATCTCAGCCATCGTACTAGTACCGGTGTCTTGTGAATAACCACCTGATAAGTTTGTTTTAGGTGATGGAACCGTTAAAGTTGATAATCCAAGTTCAGGTATATCTGGTAGTATAGCATTTAATCCAGGTTCTATCACGTTCTCATGTGTTTTAGAACCTCTCTCAATAACTAAGTCATCACCAGCGTCAACAACATCAATAGACACCGTTGTGTTTCTACCTCTTTGTAAAGACACACCACTTACTGATGAGGTACCGCTATATAAACCAGCGTCTATAACATTAGCTCTTGATACAGCTACACCATTTTTATATCTTACACCATTGATATAAGACACGTTACTTTCAGCTATAACTATCTTATCTGTACCAATAACAGATATGTTTGATAAACCACCTGATACAAAAACACCAGATGATTGTATATTCACGTTTTGTGAACCAGCACCAACATAACACTCGTTACCTGATATAGATATATTCCTAGAATCACCTACCCAGTTACCAGCACCTTTTACTTGTATAGAAGCAGCGGAACCCATACCTGATGGTAGAATATTTGTATACTCACCATCTCTTATAGACTTGACCTTAGGAGCAGCGCTGAGAAGTTGATATGGTATAGGTCTTGTGTTATCTATAACATAATCAAATGGTTGGTCTATACCAACAGACCTAGGTACAAACTTAGTAGGCGCTTTTAGTTTTAATAACTCAACCGTTGTCATTGATTCAACAACTGGGTTATAATCCATAATCTTTTGTAGTCTATAGTAAACACCATCAATAACATATATCTTTCTAAAGTCTAAGTTGTATATATCTTTTGGTGTCAGGTGAAAACTAGCTTTTACAACCATAGAAGCTGGATCACTTACCTCATCAATAAAGTTTTTCCAATATTTGTTATAAAGATTGTTATCTGTAAACCTAGCATAATCCCAGTAAACAAAATCACCAGTCTCTATATTATACCAGTTGATATCATAGTAAGGATCTTCAGGTGAATCACAAGTACCAGCGTATGGATAGTACTCATAGTTTGATGAAGTACCAGCGGCTCCAGTTACAGCTACAGATGAGAGAAGTTCCCAACCATACTTACCATCAGGTGATGAGTGTAGATTTACAACTGATGAACCTCTACCTGATGTGTATGGTTTTTTACCGACCCACATAAGAACTCTACCTGCTGAGTTTGATGCTGGTTTATAAACACCATCTTGTATCTGAAGTACAGCAGGCATCACAACATCAGAACCTTCTGGATTGTTTATCATAACCGTAGAACCAAAAGTTGTTTCAATCTTTGTCTCGTTCTTTAAGAAGTCATTTACAACTTCTTTTTTATAAGTCATATAGTTTCTACCTCTCTCATCTAAGAATCTTTTGTTCCAATAATCACTCTCTACTTTATTTGAAAAGGTATAGTATCTAGATAGTAACTCACCAAGTGGTGTTATATCAACCGTGTTTGGGTCAAGTTTTTTAGTCCAGTCAACATAATCACTAGCTCCGTTTGATCCGGTATAATAATAATCATCTCTTGGTTCAATATAGTACTTTTTCTCTATCTGTTTATCTGGTTCAATATGAAGATTAAACATCTTTATTATATTCCTAAGAAACTCTTTACAAGTCATATCTTTAGGTAAGAAGTCTGTTCCTAGTATAACAGAACCTTCACTCGCTTTAGGTGATGGTACGTTATAGATTCTAGCTTGTGGTTGTATCTTTAATAACCACTTACCTCTAAATAGCGTCTCATCCCACTCATAATCATTTGTCATAAAGTCTTTAGTCAGTTGACGAAAGAACACACCATGTGATGGTGAATCAGAAGCTTTTATACCGCTACAATTTTGTTTTATTGTAACATATACTTGGTCTCCTGCTTTTAAGAAGCAAGACTTGTGATTTAGATTCAGTGTTCTACTTTCCCAAGCTGGTGGTTGAAACCTACCATATCCTAGTTTATAGTTTTGAGTCCAGTTAGCCGAGAAAACACCACCTGGATTAGTACCACCTATAAGTGTCTGACCCGCTGAAGGTGTATAAAGATTAAAAATGGTTTGTGTTTCAGATAGTTTTGATACCTGACCCGCTCTTAAAACATTTAAGGTAAGAGTTACGGTCAACTTGGGACCTACACCATTATTAAATATTGTTGAGTTTGGAAAAGCAGCTCCTGTTCCATAATAAGGTGAAAATATATTTGTTCCGTTTGGTTTTGGTGTAAAGCTTATTGATGATGTACCATTAAAAGACCCACCAACAGCTCCGTCAATATCTATCCAAGATGATACAGATGTAAGAACATTGATATCATACTCACCACTATCAGATACCGTCCATGTGTTGTTTATCCAGGATCCTGATGATGTAGCGGTCTGTAGACCATCAACGTTCTCTAAGTCAAATCTTATTCTTACTGGACTACTACCTGGAGCAGAACCTGAAACTTTATAAGGGTCTTGAGCTATTGAAGATGTCTTACCCATAGTAACATAGAAGTCAGCGTTCATATTAACTGATGGTTGTTCTAAGTAAGCCCAGTTTGATGAAGCATCTATAAGTCTTCTAGATACTTGAGAAGTAGTAAGGTCATAAGCTGTTTTCTTTTGTGTAAGTATAAGTCTTTTGAAAAACTCACTATCTAAGAAGTCAGAATCATATGTAGAACCTGTCTTTTCAAATATCTTATCCCATATCTGTTTCATAAAATATGAAGGTACCATATTTGAAACACCAAAAGTGTTGAAGTCATATTCATCACCCCAAGATATAAGCGGATAAACATAACCCTCGCCTTTCATAGATTGTCTTTGACATTCTCCTATACCTGGTGGTATCACGTTACCAACAGAGTTTAATGAACCAGGAAACTGATGATTTACAACAAACTTTGTTGATGATATAATCTGAGTTACAACCCAAGTACCGTTCATAGAAAGATATGGTAGAAGATGCGCAGAGAAATAAACAAAGTTTAGATTTATAAACTCACCAACAGCATAATCATTTGTTGTAGAAGTTGTTATTATACACCTTTTTGTTCCACTCTGAACATCAACTCTTGTTATATCTTTTAATGATGATAGTGTACTATTAGAGTATGGTTGACCTCTCTTCTTTACTATACCCTCCCAGCTCTGCTCTATACTTTGCTTACTCCAGTCGTGGTCCCACTCACTAAAATCTAAGTCAGATAGTTTAGCTTCACCAATATCAAAGAATAAAGAAGTAAGATCACCTGATATAATGATATCATACTCTATCTTACCCATAGCGTCTCTTCTTATACCTTTAAGTTGTAAGTTACCTTTTATAACTTGTATACCGTCAGACTTTATAATAACCTCTCTTCTTAAAGAAGGATTGAAGTTTGTATATACAGATGTGTTACCTATAGTCACCCAACCATCACCTGATATTTGATAGATATGTTGAAAGATTCTGTTATTGTTATTTGTTCCAGGTATCTTTATAGTTTTACTCCAAGATGTTTTTCTTTTATCAGGTTCCCTTACATCAATGATAGAGTAGTTTAAGGGTATCTCAACATCTTCATAAAGATCAAGTTTTCTACCTTCACCGCTTGGTCTGTTTGTTATAGGTAAGACTAAGTTGTTTTGATTTGGGTTACCAACCGTTGATACACCAACTCCTCTTTGAGACCAACCAACCTCTATCTCTTCTACTGGTAGAGCGAGTGATATACCACCGTTTGATGGTCTTGTAAAAAGTATGATTTCGGTTCTCATTATATAGATGTATATTTATTATAAGCTGCTGAATATGATAGTGAATATTCAATAGGCTTTGTCAGCTTTTGTTTTACCTCGATGTTGTTATCACTTATAATTATAGGTAGTCTTCTCCAAGATACATCTTTGTATATCCAACCAGAATATGTTGTTGTCCCGTTGAGACCAACATCTATAATCCTACCATTAACTGATGTTATAGTTTTCTTTACCATCTGTGTATAAGTAGCTGATGAAGGGTCATTTTCTAAAAGAACAAATATAACATCACCAACTTTTAAACCATGGTCATCGCTATTAGCGACTAAGAATAACTGAGAGCTGTATGTATATGTGTGAAAACATATAATCTCTGGTAGGTCATAAACCCAAACATCACCAGATAACCACATCTCATATAAAAACTCACTCATATCTCTTGAACAATAAGTAGCTACTTTATGATTTTCAACAGCTTGTATATTATATGTAGAAGCTGACCTATCACCGACTTGATATGTAAGTGAACCAGAATAATTTGTTTGAAGTAGCTTATTATAAGAAGATCTTGTTATGTTGAAAGACTTTGTGTTTCTGTGAAAAAAGGTAAATGATTCCATAGAACCTAGTCTACCTATAAATCCTAATCTTGTTGAAAAGGTTTGAGGTCTTACTACTTTAAATGTAAATATCTCAGATAGTGTGTTTAAGACTAGTGGTGTAGAAGGAGTTAAATCACGAACCCACACAAGTTGTATAGTATATGATTTTACACTATCATCAACTATAGATACTCCAAGTATCCTGTTTATATCAAGAGGACCCACACCTATTCTAAATCTTCTTCTAGACGCTAAAGTACTGCTATTAAAGATATTTGTTTGTGTTGAACCATCTTTCATTTGTAAAACCTGTCTTATAGCTACATACTCGGAGAAAAATCCTGACGATATAGTTGGTGCTGTAAGGCTCATAAACTCTAAATAATAAGGCTCATTAAAAGTAACTTCAACTTCTCTCGGTGAGTTTGTAAGAAACTTTGTACTACCTAAAGCATTAAACCAAAAACCGATATACTCGGTATAGTTCCAAGTCAAAAAACTTTCATAGTCAATAGCACCATTAAAAGCGTAAAAAAGGTTTGAAGTAGCTAATCCTAAATATTGTGAAACTACACCAGAGCAGTTTGTGGTTGAGTCATACTCTTCACCGAATAAACACTGAACTGATACTACTGAATCAGGTGCGGTACCATCAGCAGCAGCACTGAAGTAGGTTGTAGGTGCTGTCTTAGGTACAAAGTTTTCAATATAGTCTTGTAAGATTCTGTTTAGTTGAAAGAATCCATAACCAGTAGCTGGGTCAGGGAATAACTTATCTTTGAAAACAGATGATCCGTTTATTCTTATATCACAAACATATCTAAAGTTACACTTACCAGAGTTGTTTGAGTTTACGGTTATATTTATAGGGTTAGCTACTGGATGAAAAGTGTTTGTGTTTTTTTGACTTATTATAGTTATCATTTAAAAACCTTTTTCTTTATATGTAAAAGTAGAATAAAGATGTTTATTCTCCTGATAGTTTTGATGTGATATAATCTTCAACAGCTTGAGCGATGAGTGGCTCAAGATCTGGTACTCTTGATTCTATAACCGAGTTGAAAAAAGGTCTAGCTTTTATACCCTCCTTTTGTATAACACGAGCAATAGCCCACGGATTTTTACCTTTAGATAAAGCCCAGTCTTTTACAAAGTAGGCAGTTCCTTTATAGTTACCTCTAAAAGAATAAGGCGTATCTCTTTTTATTTTTGTACCACTTACACCTTCATCAATAAACTTACCATAGTCAGTCATATTGAAAGTGATATCTGTACCATCTTGTTCATATGATATAGACCTTCTTAAAGTTCCGTTCCACTTTATAGGTATAGAATCTATCCTTTTAAGTATAGCAGCGACGGTTTCTCTACCCCAATTGTCTGAGGCTTCTTCTATGATTGTTTTTAAGTCCATATTATAACCTTCTCATTGGTCTTACATATCTAGTCACATCAGACTTTATTTGAGCTGAAAATCCGGTTGCGAGACCAAAAGAGACCCACCACGCATTCAATCCATTAGTCCAGTACTCTGTAGAAGTCCAGTAGTAAGCTAAAGGATTTATACCACCGGTAGTAGGACCCGCATACGGTGAGTATCCATAGGATATTGACTGAGTTAATGAGTATGGAACCTGAGTGTAACCTCCTATACCCCATATCATGTTTATAGTTCTAGCATTGGTCATAGTCATTTGAAACTCTTCAGGTGAGCCTAAGTACCAATCACTATATGTACCAGACACATAGTCATCACATACCTTAGCGGCTGAGGAGACATGACCTACTTGATTAATTATCATTTGAGTATTAGCGTAACCATCGGTTGATGATGAAGCACCAGCAGTAGCTCCTGTTACGTTCGACCAGGGCATGGGGCCGAAGGTTTGAGTAGCTAGAATTAAACCTTTCTGTTCTGTACCATCATACCATAAAGCACCTATTATACCACCACCATACTCTTCACCAATATATCTTTGAGTAGCACCATAGTTATATAAAGACCAAGAAGCAGATCCAGATGTAGCATCTGTACATATATAAGTTGTCATATCATCTAAAGACCAAAGACTACCAACATAATATCCTTTATCAGTATCATCAGTTGATGTTGGTGTAGTTGTAAAGTTATATAAAGAGTGTCTAATAGCGTTACCATTGTTATTCATAACATATTCTACACCAGCTTCCCACTTCAACTCATAACCAACAGAACATATTTGAGCGATACCTTTTGTACCACCAAGACCAGCATCTATAGTTCCTTCTCTTAATATAGAGCCGTTATTTAAGACTATACCAACACCAGAACCAAACTGAATATTGTTACTAGTAGTGTTACCGATAGTTGTTACTTCCTGTAAGCTCTGTGAGCCACCACTTGTTGATACTGCTCCAAATGAAAGACTACCAGAACCATCTGTTTTCAAAGCCCAACCATTTGAACCATCAGTAGCTGGTAGTTTAAATGTTATATCACTTGAACCATCATAAGTAAGTTTAAGTGATGCTGTAAGACCGTTGTTTATCTCAAGACTATCAGCTTGTAAGTTATTGTTTTGTGAAACACCTATTCTTCTTCTCATTATACGTTATTAGTTTTTATATTAAAGTTATATACTGGATCCTCGCAGTTTGAACTTTCCATATTTGTTGCTATAGTAAGATCTACTATAACACCACAAACATCATCTAAGAACTTATCTGTAAAAGGATTTATGACAGGATTACCAAATAGATAAAAGTCATCAGAGTTTAGTCTTAAGAATCTGATAAGTCTAAAAGCATATTCTTCACAATCAGATATAACTTTATTATGATTCTCAAAAGGTACATCATAGATAAGTATCTGAAAAGTTCTGTTTATCTCATAATCGCCTTGTGTAGTTGATGTTGTAAGTTGAGCCCATAAACCAGGGTAAACTTGTTTTACTTTAGGTTCACCACCTTGATTGTATAACTGACCAAATCCAAACTGCTTTAAGTTCGGGTCTGCTTCTACAAACTGACTAAGTATGTTCTCGATTCCGTTTATTGATAGATAGTTCATATTTTATATGTTTTGATATTTTTGTTTGTTTATTATGACTTAAGTTTTACACCACCAGCTGATATGTAAGCTAAGTGATTGAATATAGCTTTGATAGGTTCTTTATAAAGTTCTTGTATCTTTAGATAATCACCATCAGCTATCTTTGCTAACATATGATATAATCCAAAGTCTTTATGAAACCTCATTTGTTTCGCTTCTTCGTACGAGGTCGGGTTTGAGTTTTCTTCGTCTTCTTCAATTCCTTCTTCTGGAGCTGAACCAAATATTCCGTTATACTCTCCATAGAGACCATCCCTAAAGCTGAAAAAAAAAGAACAGATCCATAAATGGTTGTTATAGGTAGTTCATTGTTGAACCTTTCGGCTCGCGACATAAACCCGTGAACCGTGTGTGGTTCAATCTCATAAGTACCATCATCATTTTTTTTAGTGATAGGTCTGTATATTAAAGCAGCGTAAAGGTGTATGTTATCAACAGGTTTTTCTTTCCAGTTTTCAGCATCAATCCACTCACCAGCACTTATAAGGTCTAGGTTTGGTATCATACCATATTCTTTGTTACCTAAAACAAAAGTAGTCTTTACTTCATTTGTTATACTGCTATTTAAGAAAGACAGCTTCTGTTGAAACTTACCAAACTCTGTGAAGGATAACGCTCTTATCTCTTCTGGGTCAATATCAGTTATGATAGACATCCTTTCAATAGTCTTTGTTGATTCATATTCACTCTGAACCTCGTTCATCTCTTTCCAAACCTTGATGGTTATCTCATCCCAAGATTGTGGGAACTTTACTTCTTCTATAATCATTTTGTGTAATAATTTTTATACTCGTATATTATTTTTCCTATCACTCTGTCTCTCCAGTGTGTCTTCCAAACATTTATAATATCATCATAGTTGTATATCTCATCTGTAAGTCCGTGACCTATCTCTATGTCTTTATAATAAGCGAACCATCTTATAGCTAAGTCACCACCAACATATTCTGTTGTGAAGGTATATCCTCTTGATATATACAACCATATCTGTTCTTTCTCTTCATCTATCATAGTTCTATTTATATGCTCTTATACCTTTACAGACTCTATATATGGTAGTATAACTCACACCATACATCTTTGATATCACACCTGGTTTAGTGCCGGTTGCCCTCATATTTATTATATCTTTTATCTGTTTATCAGTTATTGCTCTATCCTTGGGTATCATGTTACCGATCTTATAAGCATGTCTGGTGTTGTGTTTATAGGTACACCACTCTAGATTACTGATATCATTGTTTAGCCTGTTACCATCTATATGATTGACACAAGGAAGATTATCTGGATTATTAGTATAGTTTATCATCAACAGCCTGTGTAGGTTATATTTTTTACCAGATAGAGTATAGAAGTAGTAACCATTTCTTATAGATATTTTTAATATCTTATATGGTTGTGATCTATGGTCTTTGTGTACTCTTCTGACCACACCATCTATGTTTATTTGGTATAGACCCTCATACCCTTTTATATATTTAAATTCTTTCATATTCTTTATCCTTATCTTGCTAAATCGGAAATGTTCGGTATCCTTTGTTTTAAGGTAAGCTTCATATCATTTTCAAAGTAGTTGATAAGAAGTAGATACATCTCAAATCTTTTAGAGTGTATCTTTTCTTTATACTCTATAATCGGATTTAGTTTAATCACCTCAACACCCTCTAATCTTAAGAAGTCATAAAGAGTTTTCTTTATACCTTTCTTATAATCTAAGTTATGTCTAGCTTGTCTTGTTTTAATATTTGTAGTTCTACCAACATAAACTACCTTACCATTATGTATGATATTATAAACAAAGTATGTACTCTTTTTCTTTTTTATCATAGAGCGGTGGGGTTTTACGACAAACCTTCTATCAACTGGATGTTGATAGCATTACTATATGCTACCCCCGCTTATTATCTTATCATATCAAAGTTCAATCCAGAGTTGATACCTTTACGTGTATAAAACTCTAGCTCGCTTTTTAGTATATTTTTTGATTTTAGTTTATTATATCTACTCGATGACTTAACCTTCCACCACTCTATCATTTTACTTATATCAAACTTTTCCTTATTGTTGTTATTTAGTACCATATATCCATCACTTGAGATATAACTAAAGCTGTTATCGTTACCTAGTGTAGAGTAGTAGTAATTTTTTCTTGACTTTATCTTCATCATTGACTTTAGCTCTTCCATCTTGTAGACCATATCTGTACAGATCTCCTTTACATGCATCTCAAGTATCCTGACTCCTTTTGTATACTCATGCTTTTTTGGACCCGATGTGTTATTAGCGATTGACCCACCAAACCTATCTTGAGCATAGTACTTTCTCAACAGGTTCCTAAAAGGTATGTAGACATCATCATTTGGGAATAGTAACATATCAGTATTTGTCTTACCGTTTCTTTTAATATATGGTTCCAATCCATCATACTGACTTGAAGACTTTATATCAGCGTATAATGATGTAGTCTCAAACATACATATATCACTACCATACTTTTTATTGAACATATCCTTAGCTTGATTTGATACACATATAAGCGCTAATAACTTACCACCTAGACAATTATAACCAAATGGTTGTACTGGAACTATAATCGATCCTGAGTAAATATGCTTGTTTATCTTAGTCATAGGTGTCTTTTTGTTATTCAGTAAAAGGTTACGACCAAGTATACTAGACACAGGTGATGCTAGTCTGATAAATCCAATATACCTATCTGTAGTTCTATCAACAACAACAAGGTTTAGTCTCCTACCAATCTGACTCTCGATTGATATAGATGTTATAGATTGAACTATACTATTAAATATACTCTCATCTATATCTCTAATCTCGATATCCATTGTAGATGGGTCGATATTATTATCATCAAATATTCTATCTTTATAGTCATCAAAGTTTATTTTTTCCAACCTTTCATACTTTCTTTTCATGTAGTACTTCTGTAGTGTGTCTAGTGGCTTATAAAAGTTATATAACATATCCAGTAGATATATCGTCTCATCCTTGCTCATTTTTAGTATCTCTTTACCCATCTTTTTGTTTTCTTTTTTATCATAAGTCTATATACTCAAAGTCAAAGTCATAATCCTTTGACCTCTTTGTTTTTTGTGTGTAAGTATAAAGAGCGTATCTTAGAGCACATAAACCATCATCAAATAACTTGATAGGTTCATCTGTTTTAATCTCACCTTTCATCTTCCACTTATATCTTCTCAACTCTTCTTGAATCTTTACTGATGATGAGTGTATGAATAACTTGTAAGACTTCACACAATCTATACCTGCTTTTACTTCTTTCATAGAATCAGTTATATCAAATCCCGCTCTTCTTATACTCTCAATAGTTTTAGGTTCTGCTGAATCACCAAATATTCTTAGTTCTTTATCTATGTTTATATCAATCATCTTCTTAATAAGGTCATCAGTAGTAAGGTAGCTCTCGTGTATAAGTTCTTCAACCCATACTCTTTGATGATTTGTATCTATCCATAACTTTACAATAGCTGATGGGTGATTCCAACCCCAGTCAGCGCCGAGAACTATCTCTTCAAACTTTGGATGTTTCTTACCTTCTGAATCTACCTCATAAAGGTCATCATAGTCAGACCAGAACTCATAGTTAGTATAAACAAGTTCATTGTTCTTAGCTGGTAAACCAAGACCATATACATTCCACTGGTCTTCATCAGTAGTTTTATAACTCTCTATCTGATTGATGATAGATTGTTCTAAGAATATATTATCTTTATAAGTTGAGTGTATGTATAAACAATCAGGACTACTCTTATACTTTAGAGACCAGTGAAGAGCGTCAGAAGGATTTTGACACATAATAACTCTTTCAGTTGTTCTCATAAAAAGCTGGTCAGCTTCTTCTTTACTTATCTCATTTATCTCATCTATAAAAACTATATCATGTTTAAGACCTCTCAGCTTTATAGATTGGTCTATAGATATAAACTGGATAGTGTTTAGGTTTAGTGAGTAGAAGTTATTTGTTTTATTATGGTCTTCTTCTTTGTATATCTCATAGTCTTTTAGCATCTGTAGGAACTCTCTCATCGCACCAAGTCTTAATGAAGGAAAGGTTTTACGAGCTATTGTGATAGTTTTGTTTTGATTCTTTAAGCAGTATATCAGAAGATATTGTAAAGCAGAGTAAGTCTTAGTAGACCTTGAACCACCGATTGAAAGTATGAATCTTTTATCAGTTGCTAACATCTCATTAAGAACTCTTGATGCTTTAATCTTTAGTCTCATTTTATAAACTTTCTATATTCTTCAAAACTTTCTATTCTACTTTCAGCAATCTTAAAGTAATCCTTATCCAGTTCCATACCACAGAACCTAAAGCCTTCAAGTTGTGCTGCTATACCAGTTGAACCAGAACCCATAAACGGGTCGCAAACAATTCCATTTGTTGGTGTTACTAATCTACATAGGTAAGCCATAAGAGCAACTGGCTTTACGGTAGGGTGAGGGTTCTTCATAGAACCTGGTCTCTTTTTAAAAGGTTCATCTTGGTTTCCATTAGCTAAATTATCTCTACCCTCAAAATCCTTATTCTCAAATCCATCTAATCCCATATTCTATACTATCTACACTATTATCTGGTAGTTTTTTTAGTGATTCTATATTATCACCGAGCATTAACTTAGTTTGTTTCATCTTTCTTTTCTTCTTCTTTTTTAGGTTCTTCTAAGTCTGCTTTAGTGGTTATAATCTGAACATCTATACCTGTTATTCCAACCTGACCAGAGTGTTCAATCTTTTGTGCTGCGTAAAGGCCTTTTAGTTTATTTACTTCTTGTAGTATACTTAGTCTCAACTTCTTATCAGATGTACTATCATATAACTCTTCAAGTTGAGATACTGATTCTTCAAACGCACCTTCAATCTTTTCTTTTTGTATATCTATAAATAACTTTTGAGCATCTCTCATTATCTCATATGCTGTTGTTTGACCCATACCGATATCTTCTTTTAGAAACTCTACTATATTATAAGTAGACTTACCTTTGATTCTCATCATCGCTACTTTGTTCACTAGGAACTCTCTGTCATATTTTTTATTCATTTTACGGGTTTACCACACTTTACTATATTATATGACTTTAGAAGTCTTTTGTTTATAAGCATCTAAAAACACCAAACCCACACTTGATAGACGGCGATGAATAATGGAGTGTGAGTGAGGTGTTTTATTATGATAACAAAAACTTGTAGTATAGGTTATATTTTTTTTTGATAAAAAGTTTATGACTTTCCTTTTTTAATGAATCCTCTTTCTTCTTTTTTCCTTTTTAGCATGTCCATATAACCCTTACTACCCTTCCAAGATTTTATTCTACCAGTATTGTAATCTTCTTTTCTTTTCTTTTTTATCTTTTCTTTATTATCTTCTCTATATTTTGCTCTCTTTTCTTTTTTCTCCTCATCAGTCATTTTTACAAAACTTTTTTTAGTTTTGGATATTAATAGTCTATTCAGATAATAATCGGTTTTCGTCTCATCGCTGTGGTCTCCGTTTCTTTTATTCATTAGTTGGTGTCCGTTCTCTTTATAATAGGTTATCCAATACCTTTCTCTTGAGACATCTTCGGTTTCTTCAATGAGTTCTATTGTTGATTGTTTGTATATCTCAATAGGAACTGAGTAGTTAGGAAGTGATTTTCTTTTTTTTAGAGTAAGTATGGTCTTACCAACATAGATTATATTATTGTTGTATAGTATCCTGTATATGTTTATCATAACTATTTTATATTTTATACCACCAAAAGTTTTTTTATTCGGAATAAATATCTTATCTTTGTAAGACAATAAACAACACATAATATGAAAACAAAAATGAAAGACTACTTAAAGAGTAGTCTATTCCCAGAAGACTATGAAGTCATGTCAGATTTTATAGATGATATAGTAGTAAAGAAACCAGATATTAGTGATACTGAGTTTTGTAGTGAGGTCAAATCTGCTTTAGAAGAACTACATACCCAGTCAAAAGGTGCTTATGAAGGTATGATAGCGATAGCTAAATCTATAAAAAGAGATAATATTATAAACTCTGTTTTAGATGAGGTAGATGAAGATGACTTTTATGATGATAGTGATGACTTTTTTAGAGATATATAAATGATGAAAACAAAAATGGAACTAGTAGAAGAACATATGATGTCTTCTTATAAGCAGGAGATGATTTGGAGTGATATGGTGAAGGAAGTCATCATACATGATAGTTATGAAAGGTATCTCTATAGACCTTCTCAGATTGAACTCGATTGGTTGGTATGTAAGCTTAGGTTTAATATCGCTGATGAGGCTCTTAAAGAAGAGATTAAGAGACTAGATGATGAAAGCTTTATGAACTGGATTTATAGTAAGTAGTATGGAATATGCAAATAAGAGATATTATGTATATGCTATATATCATCTTGGTGATATAATATATATAGGTTCTACATATGATATGGAGAAAAGATCTATTAATCATAATAGCAACCTAAGAAAGTCATATAAAGTTAGCTTTGAATATGTAGATAATAGTCTGTATAGATATTGTTGTAAAAATAATATTTGTGATATACAAATTGTGGAGATACAATCTGGGTATGATGATATATGTATAGTTGGTAAGGGTAAGCATGAATATAGAAGGTTTATAGAAGAGGAGAAGTATATAAATCACTGCTTAAAGAAGGGTATAAAGATAACTAATGTATCTTTTCCTACTTTCTATGATAAAGACGGTCTTGAAAGAACCATCTCAAATAATAACTTTTATATTTAAAAGCGATCTGATCATGTGGTGGGCGCTTTTCTTTCTCGCGGTTTGAGGAGGTGAAGCAGATTACATCCTAATAAGTGATTAAACTTACTAGAATCCTGCTCCACCTCCTCAAACTGCTTTTCTTTCTCGCGTATAAGTATCGGCTCGCACACATAGCACCTTTGTATGTGATTGGTCAGCAACTTTCAAGGATTTAAGGTTCCCTGTTATACTTTCTACTTCTGACTTTAATTCTATAGTTTCACTTTGTATAATCCCCTGGTAGTGAAATAAGACATATCAGCCAGCGTAAGTTATCCCGCTCTGATATGAATCTAAATGCTTTTTATTATTCTAAATCTTTTATGCTTTTTATCACCGTAAATGCTATTATAACATATATATTACTTCCATATTTAAAAGTTTAGAAAATGAGGATTTTTTATAGCACAAAAAAGAGTTGTAGTCAAATATACCTACAACTCTCTTTCAATCTAAAGCAGTTTAGATTATACCCTGTATGATTTTATTTAAAACAGACTTATCATCTTCTGTCAAGTCATTATCATTTTTAAGTAGATACATAGCATATTGCTTTTCAGCCTTAGGCCACCTAGCAGCATCAACGGTACCAACCATCATCTCCTTATTTACACCTTTGATATACATCAAACCATCCTCTACCTCACAGAAGAAAGAATAGTTTGGAATCTTTCTTTTAGGTGTTGATGTCGGTGTGTTGAAGATATCATCAACCCAGGTAGCGCCTGATATTATCTTTGTTTCTTTTTCTCCATTTGAGTAAGTGATAACTACATCTACACCTACAATGATTCTTTCAATCTTTTTTTGTTTCATATTCTTTGTTATTTTTTAGTTATATAAACTAAAGATGACTTTGTTTATATAAAGGAGTATGGAAGATATAAAAAGAGGTAACAATAATGGTGCTAAAAGAAGTCAAAAGAAGTATGACATATCTGAATATACTTTTCCTATACCAGATTTTATGACTGACTTAGAGATAAGAGATATGTATAGATCATTAACCTTTCATATGAAAATGAAGTATGGTGTTTATGATGAAGAAACTATACACAGAACTATTATCAGAGGTCTTCACAAAGCGGACATGTATGATTCTAAAAAGGCTAGTAAGCTTGTTTGGTTTCAATCTATACTTTACTTCTACTGGATACAAGAAAAATCTTCTAAGTATAATCCTAGTGTAAATGACTTATCACTATCTACATCTTTAAGTAAAGAAGATCCAAACTACTTAGTTATAGATACTATAGATGGTGGTGATGATTCTTGGATATCATACGCTGAAGTAGAAGATGATTCTTATAAAGAAAGAGTTGCTCATTATATACAAGATATCATTATCAATGGTAACTACCCATATCTACAAATGAGGTGTATGGGTTTTAGTTATAGAGATATACAGATGAACTCTACAGGTGAGGTGCCTTCTTACCCTACAATATCTACTAAGATTCATAATGAAAGAGAAAGGTTGAAAGAAGAACTAAAGTCTGTAAAAGAAGTTCAATCTATCTTATCAGAAAGAGTTCCTGTTTGGATGTGGACTATAAATGCTAGTAAAAAGAAAACAAAAGAAGAGTTCACTTGTAGAGTTTGTTCTATCTTATTTACTAGACTACCTGGTGGTGGTTCAAAGTTATATTGTTCTGATATTTGTAGGAAGAAGTGGAAAGTAACTTATAATATGACTCGTACCTTTCAGTGTAAGTGGTGTAAGGAGGAGTTCAAAAAACCAGTTACAAGAGGTCATTCAAGAACATATTGTAGTAAAGCCTGTAAAAGAGAGTTCAACAAAGATTATCAAAAGATGGTCTACAGAAAAAAGATAGGAGAGTTATGATAGGATATGATAAAAAGATGAATATCTTGAGAAAAGATTGCGTATCATCAATACAACAACCAAACTTTATAGATAATCTAGATCCTATTTTAGCAAGAACAGCTTGGTCTCTTACTTATAATATGGTTATAAACTTTACAGAAGGTTTACAGAAAAGTGTTATACCTCAGTGGAGATGTGATTTGATATCAAGAGAGATTATGGATATATCTGATGATCTTTCAAAGATACTAGATGGTAAAAATATGTTGATGATATGGTTGTTTATAGGCGAGGTTATTGAAGGTTGGATAGAAAGAGCTATATCACTTGACTGCTTTGAATCAGCTGAGAATCTAAAAAGGATTTTAGCGAACTCGTGGGAAGACTAAATATGAACGGTGAGATATTTATCAATGATAA